CAAAGAGGAAATTATCCTTTTAAAGGTAGGCGTCACTGAACCAGGGATAGATAAATCTATGTGATGAAGCGAACACCCAAGGATTCTTCCAAGAAGGAATCTTCAATAGCAAGAGTCAATTTTTGACCTTGTATTGAAGGGATCAATCTTGTAAAGATTTCTTTTGGTCTCTGTGTCCCATAGGTTGCTACGTGTCATAATATAGTGACATAGTGCCATTCGATTGGTAACCGGTTTTTGACCGAAAACCTTTCGAAAGTACCTATCCCTAATACGATAAGTTCGTATATAAGATAGATAGAAGACGATAGCCTTCGCAGCTAGGGCTATTTCCCATGCGCTAGGTCTCTCGGAAAGGAGTTTTACTCCTTTTCTGAGCTTAGGGTATTTAGGTTCTATCCCGAACTTTCGATCGCGATAGTCTTTGAAAACCTTAAAAATGGTAAAACCATAATTAAGGCGTTCTACCCATGGACTTAATCGAACCTGTCCATCAGATCCAGTTATAAGATCTTCTGGATAGGCATTCAACGGTGTGATTACTACCGGTGGATTCTTGAGAGATCTTTCGATCTCACGAGCTCGATTCGCATGTAGTATAACATCGATTGGTATTCTGGCTACTAGAGGTTCACCTTTTAGGTGGACATCTTCGGACATTCGTAAGAATGCCCGACACTTTGTTCTTCCGAACAAATGAGAATAGACAGAGTAAGGGAGATCCAGATTATATTGTGAGCAAAGCCCATAAAATAATGCAGGATCCCCTTGCATTACAGCAAGTCCGACCCCTTTAAGAGTCGGTACACCCTGTAATCTACCATCTCGAAAGATTCTTTTACAAAACTCGAAAGTTCCGTAGCCATAGAGAGATTTATCTCTATTGACTGGAATCTTTAGTAGCGTTAATAGCAATTCGTATTCAAGTATGTGCAGCAAGCTGCACTAAAACATGATTACATAAAGCTAAAAGCGGAAAGGATGCATAAGCTCCCATTGGTTGTCCAGTACCATAACGGTACTGTTTACCACGAAAATAGAAAGATCTATCGACGAGTATTGATAACACATCATCAACGAATTGATGAGGATTATCGACAACGTGGGATTTAATGATAACATGAAGGATGCGTCTTATGAGATGCACCGGAATGGTGTCAGTTGCAGATGTTATGTCTGTACTTGAATACCATTTTCCACCGGTGCTATTTAGACTCATAAGATACTTGATACC